TCATTCCATTTCGAGATCATCAATTTTCACCTCAAGCTCAATACTGGTAACAAAGCCGCTATCCGGGCTGATGGTATGCCTCAGGGTAGTTATGGTCCATTCCGCATCATCTATTGGCTGTTTAAAGCCGCTGACCTTTACCGGCATTTCCGTATAGAGATCCGCCCGGCCTTCTGCGAGCTGCAGCGAGAATGAAGCCACCCCGCGCTGCAGCCGTTCCCACTGCATTTTTGCAGCCCGTTCAGCATTAGCCCTGTTAGCATAGGTCCGGTTGAGTACCAGCACATTTTCATCCGTCCCCACCAGGTAATCCCCCGATTTCTCCTCCGGCTCCTTTGGTTTCGTGGTCTTCCTGCGGCGGCGCTTAACTTTCGTCATCTCCTTTTTCTTTGGTTCCCTGGTATGCAGCCAGCTGGCAATGACGCCGGTATAAGCGCCACGATCTGCCAGGGTAAAACGGTGGCCGTCACCCTCCTTTCGCGTGATGGTCACAACCGGCAGCGGCTTTCCGCTTGCCGTTCTCCCCTGCCCCTGCCGGATAAACAGCAGATTGCCGCTTTTGACTGACGCTATAGCACCGTACTGACGCGCCAGTTTCATCAAAAAGCTCGCGTCGCTTTCGTTCGTCTGGTCCAGGTGCTCCAGCGACAGGCCTGACAAGTCCTGCCCTAATGCCATTTTGAGATTATGGCGGGTGGCGATTTCTTTGATAACGTCCCCCACGGTTGTCTGATGCCAGGACTTTTCAAGGCGGATATTCAGGGTTGCCCGGAAATCAGCACTGCGGGCGCGAATCGTGAGGCGGTCAGGTGCCCCGCTGTGCTCAATTTCATCGACGGTAAACGCCCCTTTAGGGAAAAGCGGCTGGCCTTCCCATCCCAGCGCAAACTGAATAACCGCACCGCGACGCGGCAGGACAATCTGCCCGTCCGCGTCATCCAGTTCCAGATCAAGCTGGTCCGCTTCAAAGCCCCGGTTATCGGTGAGCGTCACGCTCATCAGGCGCTTGTCCAGTGTTGTTGTTACGTCCTTACCTTCGATGACGATGTTAAAGGCCGGACTTTTGCCGTACAAACTGAGGAGTTCAGAATTGAAATTCACTGCAGCAGTCCTCCAACCGTATTAGTAATATTCCCTATCGCGGACGATGCGGAGTCTTTCAGGTTACTGAGCTGGTCACTCAGGTTGCCGAACATATTGGACAGCGACTCATCCACCCGTTTGAGCGTCAGGGTGAACTCAATCCGCCGCGCCATCCCGCTTTCAAAAAACTCCGTCTTTGTCTGGTTCAGGCTCTCGATCACGAACATGCCATAAATAGTCCCGCTCCCCTCAATCAGCGGCCATGCCTTGCCCTGTTCTGCCATCTGCTCCAGCGCCAGCAGTGACAGCCTGCCGCCGGTAATTTCCGGCAGCAGGACACCGGAAAGCGTCAGCGAATCGTTATCCGGTCCAAGAAACTGCGTTGACGGACGACGATTGATGCGGCTGTTCACCGCGTGCCGCCAGTTGCGCTGATACTGCAGCTCCTGATAAGGCACCGTGCGCAGCATGAAAACGTATAGCCCCAGCACCATCATCATGATTCATATCCCCCCTGGTCACTGTAATTGCTGCGCGCCTTCGCGCGGGTGCGGCGTTCGCGCTCGTCTAGCTGGCGGGCTACTTCGCGCGCAATATCCTGCGGGTTCTGCCCTGGCTGCGCATAAATTGTGATCGGCGCGTGCGTTTCAAAGTGCATTACTGCCGGTGCGCGCTCCACCTTTGCGGGCTGGGTCTGTTTGTATGCCGTTGCGGGAAGGCTGAACGGATGCAGGGGCACGGCCTCTGCAGGTGCCACCGCCATGCCCAGGGTTCCGGCCACAACCGATGCCAGCGCTGCCGTGCGCCGCCTGCTGGTCACATTTGCCGGGCCGTTCACAATTTCGGGGCCATTCTCACCGACTATGCCAAACTGGCCGCGCGGGATAGCGCCCCCGTTGTCGTACATGCCCGCAAAACCCATCGCAGGGAATCCGCCTGGCGGCAACACCACTTTCCCGTCACTGTTCACCGTGGCGGACTGCTGGCGCACTACCTGGTCCGGCAGCTTCGCTTTCGCAGCTTCCTGGCTGACAATGCCCAGCTTTTCCAGAAGCCACGTTACGCCCGATTTAAGCGACTCCAGCGGCTGCATCACCATGTTCAGGCCTTCAGCCAGGGCCTCACCAAACCTTTTCCCCATGGCGGCCGCGTTGTTCAGCTCCTCCGCCGTGGATTTAACCGGCGTCAGCAGATCCCGGAACCATCCCCATAACGCCTGTACTTGATCCCCTATCCACTGGAATAAAGGCCGGACAGGCTCAAAGGCTGCGCTGATGGGAGCGGCCGCAGCCCTGAACCCTTCCACCACGCCGCCCAGAAAAGCGCCGATTGGCTGCCAGTATTTCCAGATGACCAGTGCCACACCCGCAAGTGCAGTAACTACCAGCCCGACAGGGCTGAGTAGCACGCCCAGCAGTCCCGAAATACCGAAAAGTGCACCACGAAGTAAGGTGAGCGGACCGGATACCAGAAAGCGCAAAACTCCCCCGGCAGCGGTCAGCCCTCCACGAAGCGCCGCCAGGGGGTTCATCACTGCAGCTATCACGCTGCACACTCCGGTCATTCCGGCGCGAAATACTGCCACCGGCGCGCCCGCCACCGCTTTCAGTGCATTGCCCGCAATTCCGGCTGAGCGATGCAGAGCATTCAGCGGGGCAGTAAGCAGGCCAGTGCTACTACCCGTGGAAGCCATTCCGCGTCGAACCAGGGAAAGTGGTGCATTTGCCAGCCATGTCAGCGCGCTGCCGGTGCGAGTAACCGCCGTGAATACAGACGGCAGCGCTTTTACGCCGAGCATGGATAAGCCAAACCGCAAGATCGCCAGCGGCCCCAGCACAGCCGCTACAACAACGGCTAACGTACCAAGCCCAAGGGTGATCGCGGCGGTAGTGGCTGCCACTTTCATCAGCGTGCCCGCAAGCTGCGGGTTAACTTCAATCCAGCGGCGCAGCGCCCCGGTTACGCTTTTCACGTAATCCATAATATCCATCAGTGGCTGGCGCAGCGTTTCGCCCAGACTGCTGAAAGCGTTCTGCGCCCCCGTTTTTACCAGCATCCACTGCGCAGAAAGTGAATCCCGGTTGATGTCGGACTCTTTTTGCATTGAGCCATTGGCGCCACTACCGGCAGTGAGCTGCAACTGGCGGCGCAGCTCCGGCAGGTTGTTAGCCAGTTTTGCCGCATCATCGCCATATTCCTTGCCAAACAGCATCGTCATGGCGGACAGGCGTTTGTCCTGCTGCAGCTTTTCCACCTTTTCCATCACCCGCAGAATGGTGCCCATGGCATCCTTCGTCATCTGCTTCTCAAGCTCCTCAGGCTTGAGCTTCAGCATATCCATGCCATCCATAAAGCGGTCACTTTGCATGGTGGCAATGGACAGCTCACGCACCATAGCGTTTGCAGCGCTGGCTGCCACCTCCGGCGCTGCGCCAAGTGACAGGAACGTGGAGCCAAGCGCCGCAGCCTTGCGAAAATCCAGACGGTCAGCCACGCCACCCATGCGCTGCAGCACGTCGATAATGTCCGCGCCCTTTGACATGGCGTTATCGTCCAGGTAGTTCAGCGCATCGCCCAGCTGCTCAATGTTGCGGGTCGGCACCTTATAGAGACTGGCGATTTTTCCCAGACCTTCGGACAATTCATCGGCGGGCAGTTCAAAGGCGGTTGCTGCTTTGGCTGCCGTACTGGCAAAGGCCAGAAGGTCACGCTTCTGGTCTTCCCATGAATCATTCGGGTTCGCCACGTTCATACGTGCGCCACCCTCGACCAGGGCGGCATAATCCACCGCGCCATTTTCCATGGGCAGCTGTTCACTGGCAGCCTTGATCGCATCCTGCATTTCATAGAACCGGGCGGTGCGGTTGCCATTATCGTCACGCAGTCCATTGACCTGCTTTGACACGCCTTTCATGGCATCTTCCATGCTGGCATAGCTTTTCACCGCTGCCACGACCGGCGCGCCCATTGCCAGCCCTGCGGCTGAGGTCGTGGCCCCGGCCCCGGCGATGCGGTCCCGCAGTTCAAGACTCCTGGAATACTGCTCCCTGACGGCATTAACCCTGGCCTGCTGCTCGCCGAGCCGTTTAAGGGACTTCTGCTGACGGTCCAGTGCCTGCCGGGTTTCGTCCGCATTCTGGCGCAGCTCGCGCTGGGCGCTGCTGAGCTTCCGGGTATCCATTCCGGCCTCGTTCAGCGCAAGGCGTTGCTTCTGCACCGACTGACGCAGGCCGTTGTATTTGGTCTGCAGCTCCGAAACGCGGTTTCTGGCCTGCTCAAGCAGGCGGGCCTGCGCCGCCGCCGGGCGGTTTGTATCGGTAAACTGCGTGGCGAGCCGGGCCGCCTCTTCGCGGGCAGCTTTAAGGTTGTTACCGGTGACGGCCAGCTGCGCGCTGGTTTTACGAAAGCCTTCAATTTTGCCCGCCTGAGCGTCCAGCTCTTTCAGCCTGGCGCGGCTCTGTTGAATGGCGGTAGCCAGCTCTTTAGAGCTGGCCTGCGCAGTACGAAATGGGCGGGTGAGTTTATCAACCGCATTAAGAATCACCTGCAGACGCAGGTTAGTGTCACTCATCGCTGGCCCCGCTTCTCTGAATCGCTTTATACCGCCACTCCAGCACTTCGGTCAGCGGCATAACGTCAGTGACGGACGGCGGCCAGTGAAAAATGGTGGCAATATCTGCCACCAGATCGTCAACCGTCAGGCTGTCGGTAAACCGGCAAGCACCGACTTCTTCAACAAAAAAGTCACCACCTCAACCGAGAGCGCGGTGAGATCGGCGGGGTCCAGTTCTGCCATTTCCTGTGCCGTCAGGGTCGGGGTGGAGATACGCGGAATGACGGTCATCATTGCACCCACATCCATATCCATAATGGCCTGCAGGCGGGTGCCTCGCAGTGCGCCGGACTGGGGTTTGCGCAGCACAATTTCCGTGATTTCACTGTTACCGCGCTTGATAGGGGTATCCAGCTGTACGGTCTTTTCGGTCAGCTTGTCGGTCATGTTCTTTTCCTGTTAATGGGTTACTGGCGCGGCTACCCGCGCCGTTAAGGTTAATCAGAGGCCCAGCGCGTTACGGTGCGCTTCCATCAGGTCCACGCCGTCAACGATTTCAATCATGTTGACCAGATCGACCTCATAGAGCACTTCGCCGTTAATGGTCAGCTTCGCGTAGCTGTTGGTGCTGCTGACTTTGGTGGTGTTGCTTTCGCCGGTCTTCCACTCGCCGGAATCCACTTCCTTATGGCGTCCGCGCACGACCAGCTCCACGGCCTGCACTTCCCCGGTGTCGTCACGTTGAATGGAGCCGGTAAAGCGCAGCTGAATGCCGTCCACCGTGGTTTTGCCCATCTGCTTAAAGAGCAGCAGTTCGGTGCCGCCAATGGAAAATTCAGTGTCCAGCGCGCCGTCATCCAGTCCCATGTCCACATCAACCGCACCGGGCATACCACCGCCGCGATATTTCTCATATTTGCGCGTGAATTTCGGCAGGGTCATGGACTCAATGATCCCCTGCCAGTTGTTCCCGTCGTTGAACAGGTTCAGATGTTTTAACTTGCGTGGTAAAGCCATGGGGTCCCCTTAGGCGCTGACCCGGCTGGAGAAATCCAGCAGGTATTGATCGGTGATGCGCTGGCGCAGCATCAGGTTTTCAAGCGGCGGCACCGGCGTGTAGTCGTAGTCGATTGTGAGTTTCCCGGCCTTCAGGGAGTCCTTATCGTTCACGGACTCATCCAGCCAGCAGTCTGCGCCGATGATGTAGCCCTGCGTTTTCAGGTTGCGCAGTTTGGCGCGGATACCCTCGATAATGTCGCGGGCCAGTGACGGGTTAAGCACACCATCCACCGCCCACATGTGCGCTTCTGCAATGGTGTCAGCCAGCACCTGCGCCGTGCGGGTGTAGTTTTCAAAGGCAAACAGCGGATCGTCGCTGAGGCAGCGGGAACCCCAGAAGCGAAAGCCGTCTTTGCGGATCAGCGTGGTCACATCGTTCTGGTTCAGCAGTCCCGCATCGGTGGCCGGGTCCTGCAGATCCCAGAACACATCTGCAGAAAGGCCGGTGACGCCGTTCACGCCCACGTTGGACAGGGTTTTGTGCCAGCCGGTCTGTTCGTCAATTTTGGCGCGCAGGCCGAGCGCACGGGCGGAGGCGTAAGCCTTCGCATCTGCATTCAGCACGGTGTCAAAGTTGATGAAGTCAGGCCAGATCAACATCCCTTCGCGCTGGCTGAAGTTATCGCGATAAGCAATAGCCTCCTCCACCGTTTTGCAGCCATAGGCGGACAGGTAGGCAAACCCGCGCAGGCTCTGCGCCACGCTGAGCAGCTCAGTGGCAACCGCCTGCGTGTCATGCCCTGGCGCACCGAGAATGCGCGGCTTAACCCCGAGCTGCGATTGCGCCGAAAGCAGAGCCTTCATACCGGTTTTTTTACCGTCAGCGGTCACGCCGCCGATAATGTTGGAGGTGGTTTCCGCTTCGGTTTCGCCCTGCGCCACACGCACGACAACCGTCACAGGTTTTGCCTGGTCTGCAATCGCATCCAGCGAGCGCGCCAGCGTGCCGGACTCGCCCGCCTTGCCGCTGGCGGTCAGCACATCGGTCAGCAGGACCGGCTTGTTGAGGGGGAACATGGACGCATCTGCATCGTCGCCGGTGCAAACCATGCCCACGATAGCGGTGCTTACCGTGGTAATGGATCGGGTGCCGTCGTTAACTTCAACAACGCGCACGCCGTGGTGGTAATCCTGAGCCATAAGGCAGTCTCTCCGGTTTACAGGGGGTACGCCTATGTTCTGGTTGATATGCGCGCGGCGCACGCGGCGGGCTTTGTCTGGGGAATGGCACAACGAAAGGGTTAAAAAAATCCCCGCAAGCGTGGGGGCTTAATCATCATGTTTCCTTTGCATCACCTGCCGGAATAAGGAGGCAAAAAAAAGAGGCCGCATAAGCGGCCTTTTGTCACAGCGGTTTATCGGGATAGATTGGGTTTTCAGGGTCAACCTTTGTCAGACTGTAGCGATACTTCTGCCACTCCATCAGCCTGGGTTTATCTGTCTCGTCAATATAATCCCCCTCTGCGGCATCTTTCAGGGGGGCTATTACCGAATCCGCTTCTTTGCGCAAGGCTGTTAATCTCAGAATCGCCGCCGCTTTTAGCTGCTCTGGCGTGGGCGGTGGAATATCCTCCCAGCAGGGCATTCCATTTT